CTTCCATTCTGTAGTACCACTTGTTGTAGTGGTGGTTGCTGCTAGACGAGTTTTGTCATCTGCAGTTATCTCATGAACTAGGTAACATCTCTCCATACCATTATAACAGTTCTCTTGGAAGAACTGAAATGTGTCATCAATTACATTGTTTACTTGCTCATCATCTACATTAACTTGCAAGACAGGTTCACCTAATTGCCTCTTAGCGTATGTAATTAATTCTGTTCTTGAACTTGGAGATGCCATTACCCACTATAATCCCTTCGTTCCTATTTAGGAAGGTTCAACGCTTGCGGGTGCTGAGTCAGTTGCTGGTGCTTCTTCTTGCTCTAAAAGACCTAGTGTTTCTAGTCCTCCTTGCAGTTTAATTTTATATTCTGTTGCCTTCTTTAAACTGTCTTCTAATTCTTTTATTTGTGTGTCGGTCTTAGCAATTTGCTCCTCAAAGTTTGACTTTAATTTTACAGGATCCATGATTATCAAAGTGAATAGTTTCTTATATTTATAATGAGTATAAATCAGGTAAAACTTACGGAATACTCTCCTTGTCTTAGATATCTAGGGAAAAAATTCATAGAGATAGATATCCTTTCGTCTGCTTTACTCATGCCATAAGAGTGAGATAACCCAGATTGCCAAAGCAATAAATCCCCTTCCTCTACAAAATCACAGGTATATAGATCTGCATTTATATGATTCTCCATCGGATTCTTTTTTTGTAAATTCATAGATGGATGACCAGAAGAATTGTTCAAGTTTGGATTTGTAAATCTTAGAGTCGGGTGAACTTCTTTATCATAATTTAGATAGTATGTTCCAGAAAAGAAAGAGTTAACATGGTTATGTGGATGTTGGTAATTTCCATTGTTGCAAATGTTTATCCATGCATCAGAAATAAAAAATCCTGGATGATCATACCCCATCTCATCTGCATATAAGTTTACTTTTCTAATTAAGAAAGCTTTAAAATCTTGAATAACATCATTGTCATCAAACATTGTTCCAAAAAGATTTTGGTCGTGATCATTAAAGTAATGAACAATACCTTGAGGATCTTCTCTTTTTTCATACTTAGTATCTCTGTAGATACCAATGATGTTATTAATTTCTTTTTTCAGTTTTTCATTTTCGTTGTATCCATAAACCCCAAGTAGTTGGGGAAATAAAGCATAATGATTATTTTTCATAATTACGAGGGTATTCTTTCTCTAAAATAAAATTCAATGTCTTGGAAGGAATTACTAGGACCACCAGATGATTGTAAATTCATTGGTTGTGCGTGGAACCATTGGTCTGCTTGGTAACCATTGTTACCCGTTTCCCAATACAATATAGATCTTCTATTGAGGTAGTTTGTAAAACTTCCATCATTATCAGAGTTTCTATTGTAACTGCTGTTCCATGCAATGCCAGGATAATTAGGTCCGTTCTCATATCTGGCACCATTTGATGATCCTAATTTATTGATCAAACCATTAGGACCTGTAATACTCATTTTAAAATAAGACTGGATTGGAAGACCAGGCGATGGGTTAAAAGACCAGTTGGAATTGTTGGTACTATCAAATCTACTATAACCCGCTATATTCCAAATAACAATTTTACTAGAATCATTAGTTCTTCTTGCCATCATATGAGAATTAGCATCATCAATACCAGCAGTTGCTTTTGCAAAATCCATTCTAGAATATGGTGTTCTATTAGATTTTGCATTAGAATCAATAGATCCATATGTATTGAATAATGGTAACCAGTTACTACCAACAGTAGATGATTTGTTACCAGAAATAGTTCCAGCATACCCAACCATCATCCAACCACCACCATCTGTAGTCATGTCACAATATATTTGTTGAGGTTGTCCTGACCAGTTCTGTGGTTTAATCCAATAAACACCAGTTGTTGCAGCAGGATTTGTTTCTTTAATCTCAACAGCACTTTGAGCAGCACGACTTGCAGAAGATCCATCTGCCTTTCCACCACCAACAAGTAACCATTGTTGACCATCAGAAATTTTCATGAACCCACTTTGTGAGTCATATATTACTAAACCCTCTTGATGAGCAGGATAATTTGATGATCCGTTGTAAATAGGAACCCTAAGACCAGTGCTTGCAATAACAGTATTGCCTTCTATTCTAGTTGCGTTTACCTGTCCCATTTGTTATGCCAGATATGTGTTGTACATGTAGTTTTCTATTTGTTGGTATTCTGCAGAAGTTAATGCTCTATCATAAACTGCTACGAATGCAGTTGCCCAATCAGATCTTTCACTACTATTACAGCAACCACCAGATCCTGAGTTATTTATCGCAACTCCACTAGGACTGAAATTACCACCGCCAGTAAAAGTATAAGTACCTCTATTAGTTCTAACAAGACTACGTTGATCCATTGTAATGAACCAATCGTCTCCAAAGTAATTTGTACCAGAAGAACTCAACCATCCGCTATGATAGAATCTTCCAGATCCACCACCCCAGTGAGCAGATAACCAGTTACCAGATGTTCCCTGCCAGATACGTTGCCTATTACCACCATTGTATCTTGTAAGGTGAAAGAAAGTATAATCATTCCCTCCTGGCCAATAACCTAATCTAACGCCAGCACCTGTATTTCCGTAAATATACTTCCAGCTAGTATTATTACCACCATTACCTCCTGCCCATGTTGCTTGAGTAACTGTACCTGTTGTATTTTGACTATGATTATTATTTCCAGATTTATCTAACCATCTATTTTCTGAGGAACTCCAAGAATCTCCATCATACCATAGTCTTAATCCTGCAGTTACTGCCAATCCAGTTACTGTCTTCTTAGCAATGTTTATCCAGTCTGAACCATTCCAGACTTGAACTTCTCCCTCTTCATCATTCCAAATGATAGTTCCTGCACCTATACCAGTTGGTCTGTTATTATTTTGAAAACTTCCTAATTGAAATCCTTTACTCAATCCACTAAATGCGTCAACCTCTAACGTGCCGTTGACGTCCATGTTATTGGTAACTATATTAGCACAGTTTAAGGTTCCCATGACTTATTGTATACTGTCTCCAAGTATATTTATCGGATAAAAGCATTAAATGTCATTCTATTTGAATTCCACTTCTTCTGTTGGAAATGAATTGAGTGCCAAAGATTACCTTCGTACATAATTAACTTGTTAAATTCATGTGGTTCTATGTGATATCTTGTCCACTCTTTATGCTTTACTTGAGATGGATCAAAGTTTACCATTGCCTGTACAGGATTTAATAATCTTTTTGATCTATAGTTTTTATCGTATAATGTAGTTTCCTCTCCTGTCTCTTCACTTCTAAAAAATGATGTGCCATTATCATCACCATCATATTCATCTTCTGTGTTCAAAGATAACACACCAGCATATCTTACTTCATCAGTATGTGGAAACAAACTTTGATACCTACACTTTTCTTTCATATCATATATTTGGAATCCAAACCTAGTCTCGTCAGGAAATCTCATGATCTCATTACTACCTTCAAAATATTTTGAGCATATAAATTTCATTGGTTCGTAGATTGATCTCTTGTGTATACTCATGTAATGAATATAACCTGGCAGATTTGTAACCTCTCCTTGATATGTTGCGGTATAATCTATAGATTGTGCATACGCTTTTATCTCGTCAGGATATTTAAAAAAATTACTGACTATGACAATTCTATTTTTATGATTACCAATATGTTTTTGTTCTACCTCCCATGCAGAGGGATGTGCTATAGCAAATAATTCTGAATTAATTACCTTCATTCGGTTTCTCCAATACCATTACAAATAAACCATTCCACCAATGAGTTGGATTTTCTATAATCTTACTGAGTATCTTTCTCTCAAAGTATAGATCATAATTATTATCTTTTACAAATTGTATTGCTGATTCTATGACTCCATCAAAGTTGGCATCATCTATAACCAAAATAAATTTGTCTGCAAGGAAAGGTGCTATATGATTTAATGCATTTAATTGTTGTACATAATCATGGTTAGCATCATAGAATACTACGTTTGGTTTCTTTCCTTCAAAGTCTTCTTTTGTCAAATCAAGAATATCAGATTTTAGGAATGTTGACTTTCCATTCTCATATTTTTTAAAGTGTCTTTGAAACTCTTCAAAAGCATTACCAACTTCACTCCAATGTAAATTATTTGTCATTGGTTTACATTCTGCATCTGAGAAATCATCAACACCAATATTCTCTATACTATTACCCATTGTAGCAGCAAAAAATGTGCTACCCATCAATGTTCCCAGTTCAAGATATACAGCATCATCGTGAGAACAAAGGTTGTTTAGAAAATGTCTAACTCTATTTGATGTTATTCCTTGGATCTCATATCCTTCTGATACAAAATTAGATTTGAATGATGAAGCATTATCAATAGCATCTAAACATCTTTGTGTATATTCTTCTATCTCAAATTTTTCTCCTATCTTCTTAAGGTGTGATTCTACAACAGATTCACAATAATTACAATCCCAACAATCAAACTTACATGTCTTGATTTTCTCCCTCCACAAGTTTATCGGAGCATCCTTGACTTGTAAATCATCCATGTACTCGTCAAACTCAGGGAATAGAAGTTCATCTTCTCGTGCCCATCTCTCTACGATGTCCATAGATTCTTTCAGTCTCATCATGTTTTCTCTACCATGCATCTTGAATACATCTATACCCAAATCTAAAAACTCTTCCCAGTCTTCTTTCCATGGAGGTAGGTTTGCTGCTTTCAATGCAGAAGAAGGATCTTCTATATCCCATTTGGAACAAGAGTTTGTACTAATAGGATCCATAAAAAACTGTGGAGACTTACCTTGTCTTGTACTATTGAAATGGTAATGCTCATCCATAATACTACAACCACCCCAACAACCCTCGTTTGCCAGTAATGATATCTCTACTGGTTTACCAATCTTCTTACAGTATTCCTTTGCCTTCTTTATCTCTAGTAGTCCACTCTTGTCACGCATCATATCTCTGTCTAAGTTGATATAATGGAAGCCAGCCTTAGCAAGATTTACGATATCGTTTGCCTTACAAACATTCCTTATGATAGTATTCTTAATTTTTAAGTCAGGAAATGCTGACTGTATTTGACCAGATG